CTTTTCCGCTCGATTGCGTGGGGGTTTGGGTTTGGTGATAGTCGGATGATAGTTGTGGGCGGTCTGGGTCGTGTTTTGAGGGTTGCCCCTGCTTTTCTAGTTGCTCTGGGTCTGGTCTTTTTGCAGAGGGTAAAAGACATAAACCAATAAAGTTTTAGGCAACGGAGAAAAAGGGATTTGGAGTCCGTTTCTAGTTGTTGAATGTCAACGAGTTAGGTCAGATAGTGAATGGGGCGACCCCCGCTTTATCGTTAAAGTTAGGAGCAAATAAGGGGGTATGGGGGGAACCAGGAAAATTCTACGATGTACACTCGCTCAGATTTTTTTGCCAAAATATTTGGGAAATTTTAACACGTTGTTTAAGACGTGTAAAGATTGAAAACATTGATACTATTGGCCACCGCTAAAAGACACACCTGTAGTATAAACTGGTTGTTTCCTAATTTCCTCTTCCCAGCCCTTTTCGGGATAAAGCTTGGACAAACCCAAAAGCTTCTTAAGTTTTTCCCTTTGCATAAGCTGGCGATTTGATTCGGCAACCTTTGTCCCAATACTTTCATTGTTTTTCATTTAATGAGTTACTCCTTTTGGTTACAAAAAGCATTCATTAAGCCTTATCTTTCCACACCCCCTACAAGCCGCTAGAGGCTATTTAGTCGGTTATCGAAAGGATAACTTAAAGTTTAATTAAGGTTTATCTTATTTCTTTACTCCTTTACATCCTTTAATAGCCTTTTACAAAGCTATCTAAAGGTAAGCTAAAGGTAAAACCTCCCTCCTTGGACTCTCTAAATTTAGACCTCCCTCACAAACTAAATTAGGTGTAAAAAGACACAAAAGAGTACAAAGGATAATAAAAAGGATTAACAACCTTGGGATACCCAAAGCATACCTTAAGTATTATCAGAGGGGACAACCTATTGATTGGATTGTCGGTCTCCCCGAAGGGGAATGGGGGTTATAAGTACCTGTCTAAAAGCTCCAGAACCCCTAGCCAATTCTCCTTAGTCTTAAAGGAAATTTGCATAATGGTTGACCCGCCCGACCCGCCGCTGGATTCGACCAGGTAAATGTCTATTCCGTAAAGGGAGTGATCGTCCTTATAGGCGTACCAGCCTTTAAAATCTATTTGGTTAAACGTGAACATAACGATGCCGTCCACGTATATCTTGACCCTGCCGTTGTAGACTTTCAGTTCGCGAGAGCGACCTTGAAAGTTATCTGAAAATTTCAACAGGCTTTCTTACCGAAGCGGGTTAGGCGTGTACTTTTCCATACCGCTAACATTGTCTGCGCTAATCCAGCCCACGCCTCGGATGCTACCTTTAAAATACCGAATTGTACCCGATTCGTCCTGTAGGTTCCCCACCCAGTTGGCTCGCATCGTCTCCTGTGCGTTGAGGGTGGGGGTAAGCATCAGTACCGCCAATATAATATACTTTTTCATTTTTAGCTCCTTTTACTGGGAGCCAGCAACGGCTGGTTTGGGGCTATTGAGGCTCCACAGATCACTTAGCATACTATAAACCCCAAGTTGCCTGTCAACAGCATTTGGATCGTACTTGCCGTCTGCCACGTACTTGCCCGATTGGTAGCTGGAAGTACCGCTAAAGACGTAGGGAGAGGGACGGCTTTTGTTAAAGTAGCCTTTGCCGTTGTAGTACTCGGCGTAAGTGGACAGGGCGGCAGGGTCGCTTTGGCCTGTGGCCTTGGTAATACCAAAACGTTGCTGAATGCCTTTTTTAAGGTTTATGGCGTGGATGGCGGCACTTTCCCAATCGTTGAATACAGGGATATTGTTGGGGATACGCCGTGCGGGTTGGCCTAGCGGGTCGCCTTGGTGAAGGTATGTGCCAAAGTTGCCTGTGCTTTCCCGCCAATGCAGGGCGGCAATAAGCTCTGGGGGCATATCGGTTTTTTGGGCTACGGCCTCATAGCGAGCTTTATTGGTCTGGTAGTTCTGGACGAACTTACGCATAGCAAATTGCTGTTCCTGGCTTAAGGATTGGTTGGTTCCAGCCAGAAGGCGAGCATTTCGCAAATAAAGGGGGTCTGTGCCTGTATATGCGCTTTGGGTCGCTGTGGGGACACTACCAGCCGTTGAAACGCTGTTTTGAACTGTTCCCTGCGCTAAATTTGCCCCTTTTAAAGCCTCGGCAAGCACATTCTTAATTTCAGACCCTAGCATAGTCTTAAACACCAGTTGACGCTCTTGATCCTCAATAGAGAGGCTGGCATCGGGTTCTGGCTGGGTGAGTTGCTGGGGTTGGGTAGGTTGCTGTACAGGCTGGCGTAGCGGCATAGGCTCTACCCGCTTACGTGGGGTGCGTTTGGTGCTGTATTGCTCAAAATTGTTCATAACTGACCGATGGCTGTTTGGTACGATGTCCCCTACCTGTGTTCTCATACTTTCATCCAAGTTGTCTGCTTTTTGCCCCCTTGCAACTTAAAAATGGAATCCATAAAAGTATCTAGCTCCTTTTCCAGTTTTTCGGCATAGGCTTCTTTTACAGCCATATCCACGTCTCTAGCCATTTGCTCCACCCAGTATCCCACAGCCATAGAAAGGGCATCAAGGCGGTCATCCCGACTAAGGGAGCCTCTGTCCCTGGTGAGTCTGGAAAGCTGATAAAATAGCTGATACTGGGCTTTAATTTCGCTGGCTAGGCTTGCGGTTGACTTGTAATCGGCATCTATGACCTTGGCATCTATAATTAACCTGTGTTGATTTAATACAGGCTCTAAAGTGTCTATAATGCGCTTTTCCTTTTGTTGGCTGTGGCGTACCTCTTCAATCGTGCAAGGGTAGATTTTTCCCAATACAGGCTTAAGCAACTGGCTAAACATTCCGTCTCCAAAGTTGGCTTCCACAATGATGTAGTTAACTTTGTGTTGTTTTGCCACGTTTGCCAAAATCTCAAGATTCTCGGTTTTGTAGCCTTCCCGAAAACCACCAGAAGCCGTCAAAAACAACTGGCCGTTTAGCATCTTGACAACTGCATACCCTGTCTCATCCTTGCCTCGGCCAGATGGGTCTATAGCCATCACCGATCCTGTGTAGGGAGTCCATTCACCAATGGTCTGCATCGGTCTGTAGTACCTGTCCCCAGCCAAACCAACGCAAGGCAGGTCGTTCCAAGCCAGTTCGGGGCTGGTTGCCCATACGACTTTGCTTGGTCCAAGTTCGGGGTTGATTGCCATTACAATTAAATCGGATAACTTTAATGGGTAACGATCTATGTCAGATAACCTAGTATCCAACATAAACTGCAAGGCAAACCCAGTTTTGCCGTAGGAAAGCTCACGTTCAAGCAGATCGTCCTCATTGAAACGCAACGGATCAGTAGGTTTACCAGCCAATGAAGGATCATCCTCAAGACTTTTTGAAATTGTCGGAGCAAGCCGATTTCCATACCCAGACATCTGAGCAGTTGTTGGATACCTCGAAGGCCATATTTGAACTTCGTAGCCTCGCTCTGGAAGCTGGTTGTAAATGCTCATCTCGGTCTGCGGAGTGCCTAAGAAAAGAATGCGTCCGCTTGGCTTTAAAACGGCCTCAAACTCCTTGATGGTTTCACCCAACCTGTCCCGCATACCTTGAGTTAGGGAGTTGTTTAAGCTTTCCACGTCATCGGCAATAACCACGTCTGCACGGCTTCCAGTAATCTGTCCTGTAATACCGACACTCTTTACGCTGGGGGCGTGAGCGGCAGGGGCGGGTCCAACGTCAAAAGCAATCTTGGAGCTACGCTGTGTCTCTTTTGGGATAAGATGCTGAAGAATGGGTATTTCTTGAATAAGCCGAAGGGTAAATGTTGAAAAATCGTCTGCTCGGTTTTTGCTGGCAGACACAACAAGAAAGTTAAGGGTAGGGTCTAGCAATAACTGGTGAACAACAAAGGCAGAAGTAATCCAGCTTTTACCCACCCCTCGAAACGCCTCTACAACTTGCCGTTTTGGTCCGTTTTGAATTTTGTTTGCAATATCGTATTGAATAGGGGTTGGGTCTGGTAAATGAAGATGCTTCCAGACAATATACAAAAAATTACGAAAATCCTTTAGGCGGGGGTCTATATCCATTTTTGTAAGAAATTTAGCCTCGATTGTGCGAAAGGGTCAATGTTTATAGGATTAAACCTGTAAACAAAACGTAAGTTATTGAAAATCAATGTGAGTATTTTGTAAATAACTCAAAATACCAGCGTTTTTACCGCTTTTTAGCTCTTTTTCGACCTTCTTTTACCGCTTTTATGGCGTAATCCCAATCGTATTTGGCAATAATGGCTTCTTCTTGCTCTTTAGTTACCTTTTTTCCGTAAGGGGCTGTTTTCCACTTACCAAACTTGTGAAACTTCATTATTTTTTAGCTCTATTGTAGCTTATTGAAGTAATCTTTAAGTTAGCCCTTCCGTTATTCCTTGGGTTTCCGTCAGAATGGTCAACGTCTTTCCCTTTTAGGGCTTCCTTTCCGTGCTTTTTAATCATAAGCCGTCTAGCGGCGTTTCGCATAGCCCTGTTTTTAACCTGGTCGGGCTTGCTGTGATATTCTCGGTATTCTTTTGCGTAATCTCTCATACCTCGTCTACCTCGTCATTTATTACAAAATAATAATCTCCATTCCTTTCAACAACGTTAATAAAATTTTCAGCAAGCAAGTAGCGAAGCTCGTTTAGAATCTCGTCTTCGCTCCATTGTGCAAATTGCTCGGATTCATCGGCCATTTTTACGCAAAATTAAGTCCGACAGCCCCACCAGAACTGATATTAATTGTAGGCTCGTCACTAGTACCGCTCCCCGAAGGCATTGTAATACGCCCTTTACGGCTTAATAGGTTTAAACGTTTTTTAAGAACGTCTTCTGCTGTTACTTGTTCTGCTTTGTTTGTTTCGTTAACAAAAACTGATTTTCCTTCTTTGTCTTTGGTAATAAGCAACCCTTCTCTATTAACTTTGTCAAAAGATTTTAAAGTAGGAGCTTTGCTTGAATAGGTTGGACTATTTTCATCTAAAATAACTTTGTATGTGTTTGAATATCCAACTCCGTTTCCATAACTTCCGCTTCCAAGATGCTGAATTGTTACATTTTTTCCGTGCTTTGCTTTTAAATCAGCTTCCCATTTTGATTGGGAGGCTCTCCAAGCTGGAATAGAAACTGTATTAGCATAAACCCATTGTTCTTCACCAGGATCGTCTTGATGCGGGGTAGTAACAGTAAACTTTTTTTCATAAACACTTCTTTTCCAATTATCTGTTTTTATAGTACGGCCTGGACTAGCGGCTAAATAATTAGTTGAATAACTTTTTCTTCCTGTGCTTGATCGTGATTCACTCATTTGTGTAATCCTTTAAGCAAAGTTAAGACCAATAGCCCCACCAGAGCTAACATTCACAGTAGGCTCGTCTTTAGAAGCCGAAGATGAAGGCATTGAAGCCCTGCCTTTCATACGGATTAGGGCTAAACGGCGTTTAAGAATGTCTTCAGCAGTTGTCTGCACAGGCTTGTTGGCTTCGTCAATTAAATCTTGCTTACCTTCAGTTTCGGCTTTATCTATTCCTAAACTTTTTCGTTTAAAAATTATTTCAGCGGCAACACCTGGTTTTCCACGGACAAGTTCACGAGTAATCATTGTTCCGTAGCTGTCTCTTCCAATTTGCCTACCTTGAATATAGCTTCCGTATTCGGGAATCGGGTTTCTTGGGTATTCTGTAACCCATTGGCGACCACGCTGACCTGGTCTACCTGTTAAATACGTTCTTGGTTGTTCTAACCCAGTAATCGGAAGACCTGCCCAATGCGTTGCGTTTCCAATTCCTCCGTTAGTCAGTTTTCCCATTTGTTTTTCAGTAACCCTAACGCTGTCTCCAATAGCCGCCTGTCCTGGCTTTGAAGTAACTTGCGTTTGAATTGTAGGCGTACGATTTTGCCTGTTAGATGTTCTTCCGTAATTTGCCATTGTTGTTATCCTTTAGTTTAGGTTTAGCTCAGTCTCGGCAAACGGCAAGACTTGTGCAAGCCTTTTTAATGGTGAATCGTTGCTAGCCAACGCATCCACTCCGTTATCCTTTAAAAACTTAACAGCTACCGCCAAATCTGCTGGTTTGGCATCTCCGCTTTTAATTCGAGCCAGAAGCTCTTCTGCTACAACGGAATGAAGCTCTTCTAAAGCGGGTTGGCTGTCTGTAACACTCATTGTTGTTTAAGAAACGCTCCCTTAATCCATTCCCACGTAAGGCTAAAAAAGAAAGTAATAGCCGCAATTACACCCAGACTTCGGTAATGCCAGCTTTCAAGGTGACGAAGGCGTTGATCGTGCTTTTCAAAGGTGTCTTTAAACTCTGATTGGTTGTTTAAAACGTGGTCAATTTTACCCTCCAAACGACCCAAGGAGCGGTGTAATTCTTCAGTCATACATTACGTTGCCTTAACCGCCACAATTCTATGCTCCTCTCCGTTAAGCCAGATTCGCAGATAAGTGGAAGTACCTGTCGGGGCAGTTGAAGTAGTAAGTCCGTCCATTGCATTTACTCCAGTTCCGCCAATGGCAAGAGAGCCGTTTACTGCTGGCGAAATTGCTGAATAACCAAGCACCACGCACCCCGACCTATTGTTTGCATCAGCGTTGGCTAAAGAACCTATGATTGTGTTTTTCGAGCCTGTGGACAGCAATCGGCCAGCGTTAGTTCCAACGCCGACATTGTTTGTGGCCGTGGTATTACCGGACAAAGCCTCTCGCCCAAATGCCGAATTGGAGTCTCCTGTTGATATTTCCAAAGCCGCAGTACCAAAAGCCGCATTGTTGGAGCTTGTTTGATTAGCCGAGAGCGCATTTGTTCCAACGGCGGTGTTTTGGCTAGCTATTGTATTGTTTTTAAGCGCATTTGCCCCAACGGCGGTGTTGTTAGTTCCCGAAGTAGTGTCTTTTAAAGCATTATTTCCAACAGCCGTATTATCTAAGCCAGTTGTAGATAACAGAGTTGACAAGCCAAGACCAACGCTATTTTGTGAAGTTTGTTTTAAATTGTTTCCAGTAATGTTACCACCAGCAACAAAATTATCATCAGTTTTTAAAGTATCTGAAGCTGAAGTGTAAAGATTAGCTAAATTTGCTCCGCTTCCAAATTCTAAAGCATCAGATGGCTGAGTAGCATTTACTAATTTAACAGGACCAGCGTTTACAATGACTTCATCGCTTGCGCTGTCTCCCAAAGTTGTATTTCCAAGGACAGACAAAGAATTAAAACTAGGAGATAACTCAGTTGGGGAAACCTCTACATATCCAGTTGCTTGCGTCCAAGCATAAACTTTACCAGTATCTAAAGCAACATACGCTCTGTTAGTTTCGCCTGTAGTAGCCGCAATAGCGGCATAATTAGCGTAAGTACTGAGAATTAACGTTGTGACTCGATTAGTTGCTTTAATTAACGGCATATAACTCCTTAATTTGGTTTTTGAGGCCAAATAACTAAATCTGGATTAAACCAAGTTTGAGGAATGTCACGCAATTTGTTTCTATAAATTGCCCAATCTTCTTTATCTGATTTAGTATAATCTGGTAATTGAGTGTAATCACATTCTTGTAAAAGCTTGTTTCTTTGGTTTCTTGTTGTTTCCCAAATAATATCATTTTTAATAGCATCCCAAGCATTTACAATTTCTTGTAATGTTGGTTTTTCAATAGTTTCGTCTTGCCAAATAATTCCTTCGTAGGAATTGCCATTTACACAATAACTACAATTTGGACAAAGTTTTTGAAGAGTTCTTGAAATATCCATATATTTTCCTTAAGGTGTAAGTTCTGTAAAAATTACAGAAGAGCTTGGGCAAAGATCATAAGCGGTGGATGTCGAACCGCTACCAAGTTGGTTTGACCAAGTTTGACTCCTGTTTACATACGTAGTCCCACTTCCATAACCTCCAAGAAGTAAATCATAAGATACATTTGTGAAACCAGGAGCGTCCATTAAGTTTAGCACAACAGGAAGCATTGTGTTTGCATTTACGTTGCTTTGCCAACCAGCAGTAGTCCTTGTACGTGTTCCGTTTTGGTCCCCCATACCAACCATTATTACAGGTAAAACTGTTCCAGTTCCAGTTCCAGCCGCACTTGCTCTAAAGTAAACACCAACAGCGTTAGTTCGCGCCCCAAACGAAGTAAAAGTTGTTGTTCCAGTAATAACTATCATATAATAATTACCCACAACCATAGCCGTAGCCGCTATAGGTGCTGTTCCTGTTTGCCACCTCATAAGTTGTAATGAAGTTAGGTAATTATTACTGTCTCCTGTATGAATTGTTCCTTGAATAAGCACCCGATTTGAAGCAGAAGCTAGAGTTATATTTCCACCAGTATAAGGAGCGGTATTAAGAGTTCCAATTTGCAAGCCTGAAATACTTTGATATCTCCACCCAGTATTATTAGTAAATGTATCTCTTTTAATTTTACTATAAACATTTACAACTTTTTGAACAGGGAAAGCAATATTCTGATTAGAAACAGAAGTTACTAAACCTTGAGCATTTACAGTAAGTTGAGGGGATTGAGTTGTGCTTCCGTACGTCCCAGAAGTAACTCCGCTATTAGTAAGTTTATTGGCTGAAATAGACCCTGCTAATTTAGCATTAGTCACAGCCAAATCCTTAATATGATTAGTGTTAACTGCTCTGTTTGCGTCAACACTTGCGTCACTACTAAGTTTAGTGTCTGTAACAGCGTTAGCGGCCAATTTAGCTGTAGAAACTGCTAAATCTTTAATATGATTGGTATTAACCGCTCTATTAGCATCTACACTTGCATCGCTACTAAGCTTTGCATCTGTAACAGCGTTGCCAGCTATTTTAGCCGTAGTAACAGCTAAATCTTTGATATGATTCGTATTAACCGCTCTATTAGCATCTACACTTGCGTCACTACTCAATTTAGCATCTGTAACAGCGTTAGAAGCCAATTTAGCTGTAGTAATAGCCAAATCCCTAATATGATTAGTAGTAACTGCTCTGTCTAAATCAGTAGAAACGCTATCCTTAAGTTTATCAGCAGTTACAGCGTCATCAACAATAGCACCAGTACTTACAGTATTGTTTGGAATAGAACTAATAGTTGGAAGAGCATATCCAAGAGCAATAATAACAATACGTGTTTCGTTTGCGGGTGCTTGGTCAAATGTGAGCGTTTGAGAAGCCCCCCCAACTGAAACGTTGTAAGAGTAAGTTGGGTCTTGAACTACGCCGTCAATCGAAACTAAATAGCTGTTTGGGTAGATTACTGTAGCACCTGTAATATTATAAACTAAAGTAGACCCATCCCCTGTAAACTGCCAACGAGTCGGGTTTCCAGAAACCCCGCCAGTAGTTATGTACTGTTGAATAGAAGAATCTACGTATTGTTTTGTGGCCGCATCGTTAAATGCACTTGGGTCAGAAACGTCAGTAACCCTAAACCCGCCAAAATCAACTTCCCCAGTTAAAGTACCGCCAGATAGCGAAAGCTTAGTATCTGCATACGCTTTTGTTGAAGCGTCATTATTAGAGGTTGGAGTACCAAGGCCAGTAATTTTATTATTACCCATCGCCAACGCCCCAGCCATTGTATCTCCACTTTTAGAAACCTTACCGCTGGTAAGCGTTGCGTCAGCCGCATCAACATAAGCTTTTGTAGTGGCATCATCTGAAACAGTCGGAGTACCAAGGTTAGTAATCTTATTACTACCCATCGCAAGCGCACCCGACATTGTATCCCCAGCTTTGGTGACTTTTAACGCATCGGCGGTATCCACATAAGTTTTAGTTGCGGCATCGTTGTTTGAAGTAGGCGCACCGAGACCAGTAATCTTGTTGTTACCCATAGCCAAAGCACCAGACATAGAATCACCAGCTTTGGTGACTTTAAGAGCGTCTTGAGTGTCAACATACAGCTTAGTTGTAGCGTCATTAGGTTGGGTTGGCTGACCTATTTCAGTAATGCGAACTCCGTTTGCGTAAAAAACTAACCCAACTTTTCCAAGAGCATTGTCAGCTTGTTCAACAGACTCTTGATTAAGATAAAAATTCTGTAAAAAGGCTAAATCTTGGTCATCGGCAGTAAGAGCCGATCCGTCTTGAAAATCAACTAAAGGAAAGCCTTTTTCAGTAATACGGCGGACACGAATAGTAACCCCAGCAGTAGGAAATCCTGTAGTAAAGCGGACAAAAGCTGTACTAGCCCCAAACGCCCCAGCGGGAGCAACCGCTTCGTTGGCATCATAAACCACAAAATTGTTTTGCGATTGAAGAACTTTATTAAAATCAACGTTAATATGAGCTTTAGCCAAATACGGAAAATAAATGGGAAAATCCGTCCCAAGAGAAGAACCTGGGGTAGTTACTCCTGTAGCTGTGCTTTCGTTAAACGATAAAGGCATAAGTAGGTCTCCTTATAGGTTTACTTAAGAGGCATTAGGTCGTCAACACTAATCCCCTTCTTCAAGGCGATCTTGTTCCGTTTTACTGTATTGTAGTTTTGGTTCAAATCTTTAAACTCTTTTAGCGTCTTTTTAAGGGCTTCGTCACGATATTTTCGGATTATCCTTCTTACGGCTTGGATTCTAGGGCTGTCGTACTTGTCCGTAGACTTATCAGACAACCTTTTATAATTAGTTGAATTTATCAGCCCTGTCAAGGATTGGCGAAGGGTCTTTCCATTGACCTTGACAGACTGATGAAGCTCTAGCCACCGATCATAGGCAGTTTGTCCCTTTTTATTAGAAATCTCTCGCAAATCTAAACCACCCCCTAAATTAGCTCTTGGCATTGAAAAACCATATTGAAGGTTAGCCAGTTCCATCATAACCTTGTCTTTTTTATCCTTTGAAACAACCATCGGGCTTAAATAGTCAACTCCAAAAGGAATCCTACCCAAAGGAAGCTCAACGGCTTCTCCAAGAATATTGCGTTTCTTGTCAACGTAACCTGTCATTCCTGGGGTTCTGCGTAAAAGAGCGTCCATAAACGTTCTGGCTTCCCTAGCGTAAGGGTCAATGGTCGGAACGGCTTGAGCGATTACGGATGGGACATAAGAACCAAGCTGGCTTTTAAGAAGCTTCGGGACAAAGCGTTCTGGGGACATAATTGCTTCCATAAAACGCTCCAACCCTGTCATATAACTCTTGTTGACCACGTTTTGAGTCAAAGCCAAAGCCATACCAGCCATACCAGCAACAATCTTGTTATTCTCGTCAGAATCCATCCTACGGCTGGCATCAGCCAAGTCTGCCGCCATACCAAAAAACGTTGCAAAAGGGTCTAACCGCTGAAACGACACATAATTGTCACCAACCCTAAAGCTGTAAGGTCTCCATCCTGTAGATTCCAGCACTTTCCGTTCTTCTTCGTTAGTTGGTCCACCTCCTGTAATCAACCCACGAAGACCCATCATAGCGGCAGTAAAGCTAATTGCAGAACCCATCCAGAACCTTCCGCTTGCTTCAGCAATTAACCTTGGATCACCAGAAGACAGGTCTTGAACCATACGCTTGTGAACGTTACGGAGTCCAGGCACGTCTAGCGCACCCATACGCTGACCAAAAAACTTTAAAATATTAATCGGGGTACGTGTAAACGGCATCGCAAGTCTGGCAATCGGATGTTCGGCAACAAACTTTTGAACACTATAAGCCATAGTACCAGGAACAAGGTCAGTCTGAAATGTGGCTTCTCTGGCTACTTTTTCAGAGTACTCAGAAATCTTACCTAAAGAACCCATACGAGACCATTGTTGGTCTACTGATTCTTTCATAAAATCCTGTAACGCTTGTCCCTTAAGTCCAGCTTCAGTTCCCTGTGCGTAAGCGTCTTGATAAAGCTTAGATTTGTTAAACAAGCTACCTGTCTGGTCAAACAAGACTTCCATACGATCATTAACGTACTTTCCAACGCTTTGAGCCAAGGCATCGGGAGACAGACCTTTATCAGCAAAGAAGTCCATAGCCTCGCTCATTAATCTGGCTTTGGATACAGAACGAGCGTTGATCTGCTTAAAGAACTCGTCACCTGTCATTAAAAAGCGAGTAGGAAGGTTTACAAAATTACCAATTCCGTTAATAAAATTAGCCAAACTTCCTTCTTGATTTGTAATCAAATCGTCAAAATTGGAAGCAGAGATGGCGTTTCGGTTCATCCCTGGGTCTGTAAAGGTATCTGAAATGAACTTAGGCTCGTTGGTTTTCCAAGCTAACTTAGCAATTTTGTAAGCGTCTTGGATAGCTTCAATCATATAGCCATATCGAGAAATAAACTCCTTCGCTAAACCAAAGTTACCTTTTCTGGCCGCTCCCACGGCTCCTTCCAATGGGAGGTACAGGGTTGTAAAAGTGTTTCCAATAGCGTTTACCATCGCTGTTTTCGGACCAGACAGCAGAGAGTTGATCCAAAACTCATTATGAGCATTTATCCACCGCCCTTCACGAAGGAGAGCATTGACCGCCTTAATGTTTCCAGATTCAAAAGCCATAGCCAAGCGATCAGCGTTGCGAACAAGAGCGTCCCTACCGCCTAGTTCTTTAATTCTGCGTTCCACAAGCTCCCTAGCACCAGGAATTGTCAAATCAGAGATGCTACGCCCCAACAACCCCTTACGAAGACCAGAAGCATTTAAGTTAACAGACTGCAAAAATCTACGTAGTTCTTGTCCAGAACGGAGAGTCTTTCCAGCAGAACTTAGGATTCCACGAATCTTAAGACCCATATCGGCCATTACAGCCCCATACTCAATGAAATCATTTAATGCTTTGGTATCCCCTGTTTTGGCGGCTTCCAAAGACTTCTTAAACAGGCTCATAGACGAATCAAAAGCCATTCTAGCGGTTAAAACTGTAATATCTAAATCCTTAACAGCATCAGCTTTGGCAGTCAGCCGCTTCATAAATTCCTCTGGCTCTTGACCAATCGCCCTAGCCAAAGGAGTTGCTATATCATAGCGTTGCTGGTCAGTCATCGGCTTATAGCCCAGCTTTTCCTTGGCCGCTTCCATAAACGACATAAGAATCCTATCGTTTCCGTCCCGATACGTAGTGTAATTGAAGATTTTCTTCATTTCTTCAATCTGAACTGGAACAACCCTGTTAAATTCGTCTGATTCCAAACCAGACAGCCTTTCGGCTTTGGCGGCGTTGTTTTCTGGCCGCAAGTAATTATCAGCAGTTTTCTTAACTATGCCTTTGAGAGAATCTTCCTGTTCTTTAGTGTAGATACCCTCTGTAGCTACCTTGGGTTGGGATTCGATAGCAGGGCTAGGCGAGACAGCTTTCGACTGAGCCGCTGTGTCTGGGGTAAGTGTAGGTGTTTCGGTAAGACTAGGCTTTGGTTCAATGTCGGAGCTTGGCAACAGCTTTTTAAGTTCTTCTGGTTTGACCGCTTCACTTGTTATACGCTCCACCTCTTCCATAGGCTTGCCAGCTTCAACGGCTGTCTTACGAGCCTTGTAAGCTTTAAGCCCATACCAAAGGGTGTCCACAACCGCACCAATGCCAAGACCTTCAACAGCATTTTTAAACCTACCCTCTAACTGACTATCATTCTCGTCAGCGGCAAGATAATTCGTTACAGCATTGTTAAGAAGTGGGTTGTCTACAGTTTGTAGAAGATTTGACAACCTTTGAGCGTGAGGATCAAAAGCAACAAAATCGCTTACCGCACCAGCCAAAGCACCTTTTACAATAGGCTTTGTGACAAACTCACCAGCTTTAGCAAGCGCACCCAATTTTGAAGCTTTGGCAAGTTTTCCAGCTTTGCCAACTAAGCCAAGACCAGGAATAAACCCAGTTGCAAAATCGGAGATACCCTCAATAACTGCACCAGGAGCCGTAACGCTGTCCGCATACTTTCCAAAAACCACTTTTTTAAACTCTTGGTCTGGCAACAAGTCACCAGCCAGCGTGTCCACAAGGTCATAAGCTGACCCGCCAGCAGAAACGACACCACGAAACGGAGCCAAAATAGCGTCAATAGTGTAGTCCTTTAGGGACAACTGAGGGGCTTCTTCAGTAGCCGACATTTCTGACATCTTAAGCGCAGAAGTTGGAATAGGCTCAGTTACCGAAGCTCCTTGATTAAGGTAGCCCCCAGACAACTGGGCTTCCTGTAATGCCTCATCAAATGGTGTCATAGTCCCCTCTCAAGAAGTCTTAAAGCTTGGTTAACCTTAAGTTGGTTTATATCCACGCCGAGGGAATCTGCAAGGTTTTTAGCAAGCTCTGGCTTGGAAAAAACATCATTAAATTCGTCACGGCTCGAAAATAGGGGAACAGCTAGGCCGTTAAGTTCAGCTTTGGCATCAACTGGAACCCCATAAAGACGAACATTTTCTCTAGGCTTTCCTGTCTGGCTGTCAACAAAATTAGTCCAAGTAGTCCCAGTAGCCGTGACCCTGCTCAAAAAGCTCTTTTTAACTTCTTCCATTTTCTCAACAGGATACGGAACAAAGGTTTTTGTATAAGCAGGGGTTTCGGGAGTACCAGGGAGTAAACCAAACGCCCTTGTTTTCCTGTTCCAAGGTGCAGTAGTAAGATAATTAAGACTAATATTTGGCTCAACCCCGCCACGAGGTCTGTCTGTTACGTAATAACCACCTTCCAAAATAGTTTCACCAAACTTAGCCAAATCTTCATCAGCCATCTTTTTAATTTCGGCGTAGTAGCCTTTTAGCTGTTCACGATACTCTGGACGATCCAAAGCTGGGTTCTTAGATATAGCCCTAGCCATAGCTGAAGAAACATCTTTGTATTGGTCAATCAACGCTGAGTTACCCTTAAAAATCTTATCAAAGAAACTTGGAGACCCGACAGGAGTGGCTGATTCAATATCTTTTTGAACTTGCTTCTGTTTTTCAAGCCTACGCTCTTCAGCTTGTAGCTTACTTTCAATCTGCTTTTGTACTTCAGTCCTTGCTTCTCCGTAAATAGGGCTGGTAATAATGCGCCGATTAAACGTCTCTGCGGGTTCCTCACTTACTGCGTTACGTTCAGCCAAAAGCTTGCTGGAAACGGCTTCTCGGTACATACGCAGACCTTCATCCATCAAAGCCGCTTTCCTAGAAACATCGTCAACGTTCTCTGGGTCAATCTGAAGACGTGTGTTAATAAACTCTGTCAAAGACGTTTTATTAAAATTAAAGATTTCAGATTTATCAGTTAAATCCTTGTTTTGTGCCGCCTGTTCCAAACGAGCTTCCAATTCTTTAAAATCCTTTGGCGACACCGACCCAGAATCATAAAGATTACGCAAGTCTTCAAGGGCTTGGGGAGCCAGCACAGGATCATTAGCCGCCCTTTCAAACCTTCCTTTTTGCTGAGAAAAGTCTTCTGTTGAATTGGAAAGCGTACCAACAGCAGATTCTTCATTAGCAATTCCGTTTTCTCCAACAGCAATATCCAGAAGAACACCAGAATTTTCCTTGTTATACCAAGGCTGTTTTTGAATCTCAACAATCAAGTCTCTTTTGTCCCGATCAGACAACGCCGCTTGTCCAGTTTCCATCCTACGTTCTGCGGCAAACGTCCGAATAAACTTTCGTGCTTCTGTTTGGGCAATATTATCTAACAACTGCTGTCTTTGATACGCCCTTTGCAAAACCTCGTTTTCGTTGTTGTCTAGGTAATCTTGAAGTTGTCCGTACTCAGCGGGGCTTATGTTCTTAAGTTTGTTTCCGTCTCCTCGTGGGTCTATCTCAAAAACAGCTTCAACCACTTGTCTTACTTCTTCTGGGTTGTCTTGGTAGTTTGCTTGCACCCAGCCTTTTAAAGATTTTAAAGTAATTCCATTCGGGTCTTCAGAAATAGTACCCAAATGTGCTTCTTTAAAGATTCCTCTTAAACGACTAACCTGTTCAGTTACAAAAGCATCGTCATTAAAATCACCAGCTAGCATATCGTCAAAAATCCTAGTTGAAAGATTAGCCAGCTTTTCTTGAGCTTGTCCTTCTTGCCGTTTAAGGCGTAATTCTCTTGCTTGAGACTTAAATGAACGCTCAATGTCTGAGGCTCGTTTTGAAAAGCCCAAATTGGTGTAGTAGCTGTCTCCAACGTTATTTTTAACAAAGTTTTGCCGAAGTTTACCAATGTGTTCGTCAAGTTGTTCTGGGGTATAATCTCCTACTTGCTTTAAGCTTTCAGCCAAAGCAGAACTATATTTTCCATCTGCTAAATCTTGTCCAGTAAGCTCCAAAATAGTAGTGGCTTTGTATGGGTTTTGATTGCTGTCAATGACACCCTTACGCACCATCTCAGCCACACCACCTTTAGCCGCTTCTCGGTACTTGTCTGGGTTTTGATAAAATTCAACCAAAGCGTCATCAACTGCCGCTCTGTTGCTTTTCTGCATATAAATCTGATTGAAATTACGAAGGCCAGCATTAAAAGACTCAAGAGACTCCACCAACTGACCAAGCTGGCTTTGTCCTTGAACTGGATTAATAGGAGCGGCTGGCCTACGAAAATCAGATGTCTGCATCTCCCTTGTACGCACACGAGGAGCGGCTTCCAAATCTTCAACAATTACACGTTTATCGGCCATTAGACCCTCTTATACGGACTTTTTGATGGAGACCATTGTTCAAATTGACCCAAGGAGTCCAAACCTTCTCGGCCAATCTGAAGGGCGGTAGCCCAAATATTAGGACGCTGAATCGGAGGCATCGGACTTTGAATAGCGGCGATGTTATACTGCGTACCCAACCGAGCATTTTCAATAGAACGGCTGGTAGCCGCTTCGGTGTAAAAGCTTTGCCTACGAAGAGCGGCGGCATACGCAGTTTCTTGTCTGGTAAAATCAGCCAAAATAGCATCAACAGACGGACCAGCCACCCCAGCCTCACCAGCGGCAGTTTTGGCACGAGCTTTAGCGGCTTTTGATTCCTGGGCGATGCTGTAAATCTCCCTACCCTGCTGTTCTTTTTCTTGAGCTTCTTTGAAGCGCATCGCTTCCGCTTCTTGGATATACTTCTTGGTTTCAAGATCAGCCAGTTGCCGTTGTTGGTCTAAAAGCCTTCTTTGGTACTCAGCCTGTGCATTGGCCGCAGACTGCTGGTTCATAAAGCCCATTACTTGCCCCGCCGCTCCAATGGCGAAGGAAGCTAACGGCAATAACAATGGTAGTACAAAGCACATCGTCTTACCCTTTCAGTTTACAAAACTCATAGAAAGATAGCCCTAAATGGCCGTAGTTGTCCAATTTCTGAACAAAGGTAAACCCCAGCCATTTAATCCATCTAATATGCAAGTCATTTTTGGAGCAAACTCTGTTAAAAAGCAAGCGTTTCTTACTGATATTGAACAACGCATCAGACCAGTAGTGGGATTGACGTAAAAAGGGTATCCATAGCTCTTTTATTCTATCTGACCCTAAAAGCCAGACCAAACCGCAATCTTTGTCCCCATAATCGGATGCCCCAAAGACCATAATAACATTCCCATTTTCTTCAACAGAAAGGCAAGGAATAGACGACCTAATGCTATCCAAAAGGACTTCTTCTGTGCTTTTTTCAGATTCAGTAAAAATAGACCTAATTTCAAGCTTGTCTTCTTCCCGAAGACGTGGAGCAAGGTTTGAAGCGTCTTTTTCTTCAGCTATGCGTATTTTAACCATTGTACCTATTTGCTCTGTTTTGGTAATACCCTTCAAAATCCATACTAATAAGAGCCGAAGGAAAGGGAGAATCGTTAAGTAGGTTAATCTCAACTTCGTCATTTTTAGCCATAATGGGAAACTTAAAGGTTCCGTCTTTTAGCGGGTTATTAGGCATAATGGTATCTACTGTATTTAAAGCAGTTCCGTTAAACACGTATTTGTAGGTGGCTCTGGATTGAGGAGTAACTTCAACTCTAAAATATCTAGTATTGTCGTACATTACAGTACCAGTACGCATCATATAGATTCCAGAAGCCACAGACTGCTTTCCTTGACCAATGTTTTCACGAATCATCGGTCTAGAAACTGTGTACATCATATCATAGGGATACCCAATCCAAACAGGGCGACCAACGTGATTTCCTTGAATGCGGACGTAAGTAATACTTGTTACAGGATCGGTGTATACTGGTTTATAATCATCCAATAAGGTTGTAAATAACTCGTAAATATTAATTGATCCAGACGGAGGATTATAAAAAACAGTAGAAAAATATCTGGCTGGTCCTGTTCCAGATACGTTATTAGCCCAAAAAGAAAAGCTTTGTAAAACGTTGTTTACTGTAATTTGATATGTAATTCCTGGTGTTCTGGCTAAGTTGATCGTATTTGGAGCCGTCCCAACTGGCAAAGACTTAGCTTGCCAAATTTCATCATTATAAAAAACCTTAGTTCCTGGGGTATACGTTGTAAAATTATTCCAAATACCGCATTGAACTTTTTGAGCTTGATTGTCTGCTGGTTTTAAAATATAGCCACCAGGAAGTTCCTTATAATCCGATGCTGTATTTGTATTAGTAAAATCTAAATCCAAAGAGTCTGGATCAAGATACGCTGTCGCTACACTAAATTTCTTTTGATTTCCCACAAAATAAGGAAGCCGAATTGAAGTTAAGTTAGTGTCTGGATTGTAAGTCATATAATTATTTGGAAGGTCTTTAGAAAAGATTCTTCTATCCAAACAAGTTATAAACGGAGCGTATTTGTCTTTTAACCCTGCCTCAAAATAAACAGTTTCAATGGCTAAATTAGAGTTATTTCTACGAAGAATTAAATACAAATCAGTATCTAAAAACTCAGCATTTAACACTTCAACATCAGCACCAAAATCATATTTAAACCAAGCCGATTGAAGTTTTTGATCGCCTTGATAAAGATATTTGTAAATGTAAACGCCACTTTTAAACCCATCGCTTACTACAGCCAAAACCTGTTCATTTTGAGAAGTTGCAATCTTTTTTACATTTCCAACAATGTATTTTGAAACGGCTGAAGTTATGTCAACTCCAACATAATTTAAGTTTTCAGTTGAAACATAATATTCTTGAATACCGCTGTATTCGCCTCTTGGAAATGCAAAATACACATTTTTACCAGACGTAACTGGTGAAGAAAACATTGAGTTTTCGTATTCAGTAGTCTGAGAAATAGAAACAGTTTTTGCGCTAAAAATATCTCCGCTACTTACTTTAAATTGAGTCTGATCCGAAAAAAGCAACAATTTATCATTAAAAGGAATAGCCCAGTTTAAATAACTTACTTTTGAAGAAGTTGTGGCAACGTCAATTACATCCGAATCTAAAAGTTGGGCTACAGTAGTTCTAAAAAAGCTAAAAAACTCGCTTGCTTCAGAAAAAATAACATTTTCGTCACTTAAAAATCCAAGCCTGTTTTTAAAAAACGTAATTCCTCTTATTGGGTTTCCTACAAAAGTCGGGTCTGGGTTAGTAGCTGTATCTCCCGCTAGTCTTTCGTCCCAAATAAGCCTTTTAAAAACAAAAAACGGAACTCCGTTAGAATCAAATTTTCTAATTAGAGCGTGAGGCATAGTTCCAGCATTAAATGAAGTAGGAATAGCTGGTCTTACTGCTTCTTCCCATTTTCCGCTTCCACTAACGCCGTTATCTGCCAAAAATTTAACATAATAATCATCACCAGCTTGTTCGGGATCAGAGTTAACTTGAGCAATAAAATTGTTAACACAATTAATCGGCAAATCTTGAAAATTCTGAACAGACCCATTTCGATATCCTAAAACTTGTTTTAACAACGTTCCGCTACCAGAATCTTCTACAGTAATCGTAAATGGGCTGTTAGAATTAAACCGAATGCTTGAACCAATTACTGTTCTGGTTACACCACTTAAGCCAGCGGCATTAATTAATCCAGCAAGAGCGGCGGCAATCGTGTTAGTTTGAGCGGCTTCTTTTCCGTTTACAGTAAAGCCGCTTGTTACAATTCCGTCACCTGTAGTACAGGTTACAGTTTGAGTAGTCGCTCCTTGAGTAAGAGTAACAATATATTTAGAATTATAAGCACCTTGAGCCACATAAACTATGTTTTCGTACGGCCTGTCGTTTGCAGGAGCGGCGTTCATAGTAACGCTTGTGTATTTATTTAACAAAAACGTAAAGTCAGCAATCGTTATGGCTTGAAGATAATTGTTAGGATCAGCACTTGCAGTAGGCCATTGTAAATAATAAGGAAAACTGGTGTTATACCCAACACCTGCTCCTAAAGACGGAACTTCTGCGGCAGTAAAGCCGCCACCTAAGTTTCCAGCAGAATAAGCAGTAGTATTTGCGTTATAAACCTGTCTTTCAACTCCACTTGTTTCGTAAATTTTAATTCTTCCTGTTTTTTCAATAGTCATAATGTAACGTTCAGTCACATCACGATTAATAATATGAACAAATACTCCACCAGAAGCGGGGGTTTGTAAATTAGCAATATGAATTGTAGGAGGACGCTTAATTAACCCTTCAACAACTGAAGAGTAAGCGTTAACTTGTTCTTTTGCCTGTGATCCGTACCTAAGAGAATCAGACTGCTGGCTTACTCCACTAATTAAATTAGGTATGGTCGTGTTAATCAGAGCCACAACAAAATCTCCTTATCTGTCCAACACTCTTGATACTGAATAGTTGTCCCAAATCGTTAAATCAGACATCTGCTCATCCCAATACACAAGCTCCCTTAAAGCTTGGTTCTCATCAATAGTGTTAGTTGAGTTTTGTTCAGCCGACCCGATCAACCTCTGAGAAAAGATTCGACCAGCCCGAAGAACAACAAAACGCTTTGCAATTTCTGGCAAATTATCCCAAGTTAAAAAGTAAATAACTTCCGCTTTTAAATCAGAAGAAAACTCATACGTATGGTTGGCTTTATCGTACAAGTAGTTTCCACGAATAATGACATCTAAACTAGGGTACACGTTATCGTCCACGTCCACAGACAAAGCGGTATCTGGAATTTCAATCTTATTTGTGTTGTCTCTTGGAAGCGTAACGTTGTTTTCTGTGTTAAAATGCCACCCTTGGTACTGAAATTCTTTGGTAACTTCGTCCAAAATCAATTCAGCAATCTGAGCGTTTGAAGTCGTTGCGCTAAGTGTATTTACAGGAGAATCACCTACCAAGGTGAGCATCGTGTTAACTGCTTCTAGTTTAGAAATTCGATGAGAATATGTAGCCATATAGGTATTGTTTACGCCTTTAAACGGACATTACAACAAAAAAAAGGGGATGCCACCCCTATGGGACTTGTTGAGAGGAGCCGTGGGATAAATGAATAAAACCACACGATCAACAAATCCAATCATAGGAGTGACACCCCCTAAATAGCTATTAGCTAGCCGCCTTCGATAGCTCAACAGCACACTCGGGACGGAGAACTCCGTGACCCATAGCATACTTGGCAACCATCAAAGTACCCTGCCGTTCGATCTGGTACTCGCTCTCAACCGCAAGGTCGAGGAGCTTCACCGTACCCACCGAGGCGGGGTGGAACACGAGACCAACGGTATCCGTCAAATCAACGGAGTAATCGTTGTTCGTCACGTTCGATGCCTGGTTAGCGGTAGAACTGAAGTTGTCGGCGGGAACGTTGTTCGATTTCACAATCGTAACGTTCGCCACACGAGCAACGCTTCCGTCCACGTAGCTACCGACAGGCGAGGGCTTGGAAGGCTCTGCAAGCTCACGAACGAGCTTGTAGTATTCCGTAGGACGAAGGACGCAATAGCGTGAATCGTCTGGAACGTTCTTCTTATCAAGTTCCTCTGCGGCTTCGTAGATAGCGGAAGCAATTTCCGCACCAGTATCGAGGCCGCTAGCACCTTTCGCCAGCTTAGTACCAGCGTTGTTAAGTCCGAGATAAGCCGCCGTACGAGCCGCCTTAACGATGACTCGTGCAATCGTCTTATCAAACTCACGAGCCAGCGCACGTCCGATCTCGGTCGTATAGATCGAGCGAACGTCATAGTGGTTCTGAGCTTCATCGAGGTTAGCGATAAACGCCGAGGAGAGGAGCATCTTGTCAATGTTGATGACCCGCTCGCCGTGTTTGATCGTGCTGAGATAGCTGTTGCCAGCGTCAGCAATAGATTCGCCAGGGGTGTGATACGCCGCAGAAGCGATGCCCGTCACAGGAAACTGTGCCGATTTGCCGTTCTTAATCGTACGGATGGTGTGAAGAGCCTTGAAAACCGTCTGGGTCTCAAAGGTGGTCAACACTTCACCAGCAAACGTCTTAAGAAACAACGCAAAAGCATCGCCAGTAGCATTGATCTGCCCAAGGCGGTTAGGAGTAGCATTACCATTAGCCATAATAGTAATCCTTTCTTTGTTGTTTTGTTAGGTTGTTTTTTGGTTTCTTGCTATTGCTAGCAAGTTTGTAGCGTTAACTCTAACCTTTCACCGCTTTGTACGCCTTAGTCGAGATTGTCCACCCGCAGATGGGTCTGTGTAAGTCCGTCAACGCTGAGTTGATGGGTTTTGAGTTTTTTCTGACAAATCTTTTTTTGGTTGAGGCATAACCTCGTCTGGAACGTTCCCGCTATACCATCCTTCTGGTATATTGACATCAGAATGAGATAATTCCCACTCCTTTCCGTTCCAAAAGTATACCTTACCCCTCACATTCGGACCAATCCTAATGATTGATGTCTGAGGGTCGAGAAACACCACTTTTTTGCTCTCTATCGTACTGGCGCATCCTGTCAATAAAACGGCTACGCAAGTAAGGAGGCAAAGGAGCGGCATCTTCAGCTTTGGTAGGTTTGCCTTGTTCCCGCACATTTTCTACTACAAAGAACTTTAAGATGGCTATGATTAACTCAATTAGCCACGTAAACATTATTTGTCGTTAATGTGAAGGCCAACAGCCTTGAGAACGTTAACAATTTTCTCAAGAACGCTGTCATCGGCTGGGCTAGGAGTCAGCTTTACAACAAGCCGAGCAACCACAATCACCGCACCAATGATTGCCATAATGTTAGCAAAGTTTTCAGTAATCCAGGTCATAGTTTTATCCTCCTTTAGATGATTTCAGAAACCGACAAGCGGTTTTGAACGTCTTTTCGGTAAGCTTCGTCATTCTGGTAACGAGGGTCTTTCATAGCTTGAATAACTTCTGCCGTAGAGCGGAAGCCATCACCAGAATATCGTCCAGTACTGCCACCTAGCAAGCTAGGCTCAGAGCTACCAGATAGATACTGAGCATACAGCCCTTTAACGGCCATACGAGCTTGCTGTAGATTGCCGCCCATAACCATAGCGTTATAAGCGTCCAATTCATCTTGACTGAGGTTACTTGCCGCCCACTTAGAAAGAGCGTCAAAATTCTCTTTACCGCCAATATCAGTCATAACTGTATTGACTTCACGCTCTTGAACGGCCTGTTGACCAGAGATGTAAGCGTCCACCACTTCACGAGGAATACCCCTAGAAGCAAGTTCATCATAACTCTGATCGCTTAACCTTCCATTCTGGAGGTATTCAGACCCAAATTTTGAAAAATCTGGGGGAAGTTGTTCGTTAGGTAGGCTTTCTTGAAGCTGTTCTTCGGGTGTACCCCGATTACCTAACTTACTTTCAAGTTCGGAATAAGCCCTAGCTAACTCTTCTGTATTTTGAAATTTTTGAGGCAACCAAGCTGGCCGCTCAGTAGTATTATCAGAGGGGACAACCGATTGAGGGTTAGTGGGTTCGGGTGCAACAGCACCACTTTCGGGACTAGTAATGACTACTTGACCTTCATTCATTTTTTATACTCCTTTGTTTTTTGTTTACTGCTGTGCTTGGGCTTGCGCCTGTTGCATAGCTTGTTGTAGCGCACCTGTCTTCTGAGATGCAACTAAATTATCTGAAACAGCTTTAATTCCTTGAGGTCCAAGGCTTTCCATCATACCCATCATTTGATTTTGCTGGGCTGATTGAGCAATTTCTTCCTCAGTCTTAATCAGACCATCAGTATTAATACCAATAGCGGTAGCCCTACGTTTTAGGTAGTCACCTATATTAACAAACTGGCTAAGAATATCTGGTCCAAGAATCTGACCAACACCGCCAACAAACATATCCAGCTTATTCAAATCGTTACCTCTACCAAGAGCCTCAACACCTGTAACTATCATAGGATTTACAATATCTTTAGGTAATTTAGGCAAACGACCTTTCTTAGCCATCCTGTCCATAAGACGATTAACTAGGGGTAGCTGAAACTCTTGGGACATTACCGAGTAAGCACCGCCCAAAGCCGCTTCCAACTCTTGAGCCATAAATCGCACTTCTTCAGCAGTTACTCGCTCTGCATCACGCTGGACTGAGCTATTAAGCAAGAAAGCAAACGAAAGGCGTTGGGTAATCTGATTGGCTGTATCTTGAGCCACCCTAAAATCATTAAACTTCTGCAACTGCAAAGTCGTGACATCAGCGGCATTACCAGCCGCAAACCCGCCATTAGGAGTTTCAGCAAGGATTTTAGCCCTAGTAGCACCATTGGGGTTAACCAAAAACAATACTTTAGAAGCCGCCGCTGAACCTTCAACAATGGCTTTAGTCAACGCTTCCAGAGAACGCAAATCCCCAAAGTATTCTTCAACAAACCCACGTCCATAATCCTCTCCGTCAACTCGATTGTACCGAAGAGGAATGTAGGGGTTTTTGTCTAAAGCGTATTTTCCAATCGTGCCTGGAATTTTAATTCCATTTATTTCTTGGAACACATACCAGCCATCTTCTTCACGGCACACGGCAGTATACAATTCCAAAGTTTTTTCCTTGGTAGTATCGCCGCTTTTAGTAATGGCACGAATTTCTTTAGGAAGAGTAACTGGCGAAATAGTTTCTTTAGTTACCAAATACAAAACTGAACCAGACGGATCACGTTTCACAACGTAGCTGTCCATCTTAAACACACGCATACCGCCCCGATCTGGGACGTAGATAAGGGAGTTTCCAGAAACAATCAGTTGTTTAAGAGCTTCAAACGCCCCCACACGGATGGAAGACGTTTCCACTTCCGTCATAATCGCCCTTTCAACTTCTCCAAGGGCTTTTTCTAGCTCTGTCTTAAGAGTATCGTCTCCACCCTGCTTCTTTAGCAAGTAGGTATCAACAGCCATTCTAAAAAACGGCTGATTAGGGGGAAGCAAAGCAAGCAACAACTTAGAAGACAAATTGTTTACACCCCTAGCACCCACCCCTTGAAAGGGGGTGTAATATCTAGTGGCGTAACTATGACCTTCGGGTGGAACGAGGGTCGGTATCGTCAACTCAGCGCAGTCCCTAGCCCTTTGTAAAAAACTAAGGCGTTGAGAAGCTAGCTCTAAGTAAGCCGCTTTTGCGTTCTCGACCATTTAATTAGGTCTTGGCAGGGATGTTATAGGCAATAACAGTTTTGTTGCTCTGCACAGTCACGCTTGTAAAATAGCCGTGAATCCGTGCATCAGCCGCAAAAGATTTGTTGGCGATAGAGTCGCCTGTCCATCCACGAGCCGTTAGGCTGTGTAGATGACCAGACTCAACAAAGTAGATCGTCCCAAATGCAAATCCAGCATCGGGAGTCACCGCCGTTGTTCCGTCTCCAATAATCACTTTTGCTCCGTACTGCCCAAGATGCGAATAAATCGCTGGTGATGTCATTGATACTCCTTAATTGTCCGTAGGGATATTGTATCCACGAGCAACACGAGTTTGCTCATTGTCAATACGCAACCCACCACGACCTCTAGCTTTAATACGCACTCCTTCAGAACCGCTCTTAGCTTTGATCGGCTCTGGGGTCTCCAACTTCTTCGCTGTCTCCGTAGG